ACCCGACCAGGGCCAGTCCAGCCAGCAGCACCGCTGTCCGTGGTCCCAGCCCGCCCAGCCGGGCAAGCCCGAGGACGACCCCGCACAAGATCGCTACGTTGGTACCCGACACCGCGATGAGATGAGTCACCCGTTGATTAAGGCGGGTATTGGCTCTCTATCGAGGATGGTGCCCATGAAGGCTCGTTTGCTTTCCCTGCTGGACCGGTTGGACCGTACCGGCCGCCACGCCGCCACGCAGCAGACCACGCAAGACACCCCACCAGACCCTGCCGTCACCGCCCGGTTGCGTGCATTGGTCGTGGCCGGTCACACCGTCGACTACGTAATCGACGCCGCCCACGCAATGCGTGTGGCCCGGACCGCGAACGCTGACCGGTAATGCGGTCAAGCCAGGCACCCGACGCCCGTGATGTCCTCCTCAACCACAACACCCCCGGACCGTGCCCGGAGTGCGGTTCCCCTCACCCGCGCTTCAACTGGGCGACCGCGTTGGTGGAGAGCTGGGCGTGTGCGTGCGGTGCTGAGTGGACCATTGACGTGTTTGTCCGGGGCAATCCGGTGATCGACAGCCGGGTCATTTACGACGACAGCGACGACGGTGGGTACGGGCCCGGTAGCTACTTCGCGCACGCGATGGGCAAGGACGACTAATGGCCCGCGTGTTTTTCTGGTCGGCGGGTGAGGGTGGTTGTCTCTACTACCGGTGCGAACTGCCCGCCACGGCCCTCCGTGCCCGTGGACATGACGTGTGGGTGTCGGACCTACTCACCGACGCACCGAAAGACGTGGACACCGTCGTCGGGCAACGGGTGTGCCTCCCAGGCCCCACCCAGTCCTGGCAGAAGCTCGCGGCCACCGGCCAATACCGGATGGTCTACGAGGTAGACGACAACCTCCTAGCCGTGGACCCCAGCAACGGCCCGGCGTGGTCGTTTTACAGTCGCCCCGAGATCCGGGCGAACATCATCCGCAACATTGAGATCGCGAACCTAGTCACGGTGTCCACCTGGCCCCTCGGCGAAGTGGTGCGCAGACTGAATCCGAACGTCGCCGTGGTGCCCAACTGCATCCCAGCGTCGCTGCTGGACGCACCCAAATCGACTGGCCGTAAAGGCGTCGTGATCGGCTGGTCCGGGGGTGCCTCACACAGCCTCGACCTCATAGAACTGGGTGACGCCCCACGCCGTCTACTGCACCGCCACCCGGACGTGTCACTGCACACCATGGGTGACGCGCAAGCAGGCGCGATGATGTCGAAGTGGAACCGTGACCGCGTCAAGTGGACACCGTGGATCCAAACGGTGCCCGAGTTCCACGAGACCATCGACTTCGATATCACGCTAGCGCCGCTGCGGCCATCGACGTTCAACCAGTCCAAGTCACCGATCCGGTGCCTGGAAGCTGCCGCGCTCGGTATCCCCGTGGTCGCTTCGGACTTCGGCCCTTACTCGGACTTCGTCAGGGACGGTGAAACGGGTTTCCTGGCCAGTCGCCCACACCAGTGGACCGGGTACCTGACGAAGCTCCTTGACCCGTTCCTGCGTCGGGACATGGGCGCGAAAGCACGCGCGGTGGCCGCTGAGCACACCATCGAATCGAACGCGCACCTCTGGGAGACCGCGCTATGCGAACACTGACCATCGCGGCCGTCGCCGCGCTCGCACTGGCCGGGTGCGGGACTGGCAACCCACCGGCCGCCGCACCGGTTGTCCCACCGCCGTTGGTGATGTCGTTCGGGCAGACACACACATGGCCAACTGGCGACCAGATCACCGTGGCCAACCCCCGGCGCGACCAAATCAGCAGCACCCCCAGCGGGTCGGTGACCCCGTTCCTGGCCCTCGACGTCACGTTCCACAACGGCACCCAAGTACCCGAACCCGTGGGCACCATGGCCAGCGTCGTGCTCCTGGACGTGTCCCTCAACGACATCCCAGTAGGCCCGCTCGCCGTGAACGACCCGCAGCGCGGTGACACCACCCCGGCAGCGGAGATCCTGCCCGGCCGGACCGTGACCTACCGGCAAACGTTCCAGATGGTGCCCGGTGCGGCACCGGCCCGGCTCCAAGTGCAGGTGTCAGGTTCGATGGGCGACCCCACCCGGCCGCCCGTGTTCTATGAGGGGACAGCGTGATCGTCTACACAGGAGGGACGTTCGACCTGTTCCACGCCGGTCACGCCTACCTCCTATCCCAATGCCGGAAGCTGGCCGGGCCGGACGGGAAAGTCGTCGTCGCGCTAAACACGTGCGCGTTCGTCGCCGCCTACAAAGGCCGGTCACCGGTCGGTATCTACCCCGAGCGGGAAGCGGTCCTGTTGGCCTGCCGCCACGTCGATGAGGTCGTGCGCAACGCCTACGGAGCCGACAGCAAACCCACCATCGAGGCTGTACGCCCCGACGTGATCGCCATCGGAATCGACTGGGCCGGCAAGGACTACTACGCCCAAATGCAGTTCAGCCAGCAGTGGCTTGACGACCGGGGGATCTCCCTGGTGTACCTCCCGCACCCCCGGCCGCTGTCAACATCCGAGATCAAGAACCGGATCCTGGAGACCACGTGAGCACCTGGGTGTTGACCCCGTGCCACCAACCTCGACTTGGTGACCTCCGTGCGTCCCTGGCGCACCTGGGGCACCCAGCCGAACGCACTGTGGTCGTGACCACCAACCCGCACCCCATCGGCTGCGTCGAGTTAGCCACTGAGGCCTTCGTGCTGCTGTCACCGGAGCCTGGCATCAACATTGCGCGCTGGTGGAACACCGGCCTGGACTGGATCGCTGAGCGTCAAGCTGGCGTGCCGTACGAAGTGCTGTGCATGGAGTCCGACGTGCGGATCGACTCATCGACGTTGTCTTGGTTGCGGTTCGCGTTGCGGGCTTACGACCTCGCGATGGTCGGTGCGGACTGGTACGGCGTGGCCTCAGATGAGGTCGAGGTCCGCCGTGACCTGGTACCCGAAACGGTGGAGCACCGCATCCCCGGTGTGTGCATGTTGGTGGCCGGTGAGCTGGGCCTGCGTTTCGATGACCAGTTCCGCTGGTGGTACGCCGACGATGACTTCGAGTGGCAGCACCGCAAAGCCGGGGGCACCGGGCTAGTGAAGGGCACGACGATCGAACACGGTCCCGGCCGCGCGCTGGCCGATGAGCGGGCCGCGTATGCCCTGGTCGACTACCAGCGGTTCGTGGCCAAGTGGGGAGCACCGAACATCCGATGAGCAGTGACATCACGGTGGTGGTCGCGACCATCCCGATCAGGGCGAAGATGCTCCGCAAAGCACTGGCCAGCGTGGTCCTCCAGACCTTCCAGCCAGCGGCCATTGTGGTGGAGTACGACCACGAACACACCGGCGCGGCGGCCACCAAGAATCGCGGTCTCGCACGGGTCACCAGCGACTGGGTGGCGTTCCTCGATGATGACGACCAGTTCATGCCCGAGCACCTGGAGAAGCTGCGGGAAGCGCAACTAGCTACAGGCGCGGACGTGGTCTATTCGATGCCGTTCATCCCGCAGATCCCCGGTGGCATCGACCCGTCCGGGATGCGGGGTGCCCCGTTCGATCCCGCTGAGCTGCGCCGCCGGTCATACATCCAAACCACGTCGCTGGTGCGCACCAAGCTGATCCAGGCCACTGGTGGGTTCCAACTCCCCCAGCACGTGACCAGCGACTATGACGACTGGGGCGCGTGGCTTGCCCTACTCGACGCTGGGGCCACGTTCCATCACCTGCCGGAGCAGACGTTCATCTGGGAACACCACGGCCGGAACACGTCGGGCCGTTCAGACCGCTGGTGACGTTTACCTACCGGCTTATAGTAGGGCGGCGAACCGTTTTTTTTGAGACGCAGCACAGACGGCCTTGACCAGCACAACGTCACAAGCTTGTGACTTTTTGGATTTGTTTTGAGATTGCACCGTCGACCCTGTGATCGTCTGGAGCGCAGCCGCGCAGACAAGAGTCACCACCCAGGCTGCTATTTGCCCCGCGTTGGGCATGCCAGTGAACCCGGCGGCCACCGAGCACGCCGCGCCCAGCGCTGCCAACAGCACTGTCATCGCACGGCGCGTCATGCGGTGAGCCTAAGCGGGGACCGCGAGTAACCGATGTGGGGTATGTCCCTCAACGGTCGGTAATCACCCACCTCGCAGACGCCATCTCAGCGCGCGCCGCATCGGCCCTCCGGGGGGCGTTCCTGAGAGGGGGAAGCGTTTTCCGTACGTAATGTAATTGTCAGGGGTGGAAATCTGCCCCGCTTGAAAGGTGAACCTAAGGAGACGCTTCCATTTCTTTTTATGCCCAAGTATCACCTCGATCCGTGCTGGGTAGTCACGGCTCTCAAGCGTAAACCCGAGCGAAGGGGCCCCGAACTCCACGAAAATTTGGCGAGCCGTACGTCCTGGGACAGAAAAAACGGCGGGGAAGTCATGGCTTTCGGGATTATCCGGTTTGATTTGAGTCCGCCACCCAACCCACGGTAGCGGTTCAGAACCCGGCTCTTTCGGAAAACAAAGACGAAGACTCTGGACGACGGCCGGTACCGCTCCGGTGTTATAGAGGACCAGAGGAAAGCGCAGTCGAACGATATGCGAGGGCATTCCGGCCGAAAACGTATGCGGCTCGAACGACTTGAGACGTCCCCGTCGCGCGTTAAGCCACCAGAACGATGCCACAGTGAAGAAAAGGGCGCACACGGAGATGAGGACAGGGGCCGGCGGCCACCAAGTGGCAGTGCCCAATTGGTGACCCACGGTCCTAACCATCGCCCAGCTTCGGCTCAACGCTGTGAGCAGCACTTCCACGACTCGGTGCAACATGCGGTGAGCCTAAGCATTAACCGTCAGTAACCATTACGGGGGCAGCCGGTGGGAGCGCTATGGCTTGGTCGCTGGCAAGATTCCGATCTTGGCTTCGATCGCGGCGATACGGGCCAGAACCGCCGCTGGCAACGTTTTCTTGGCTGCGGCTACTGCCAAAGTCTTGTTCGGGCACGGGTCGACCTTCGAGGGGCAAGCCGTACCGGTAACCGAGTCCGCGAACGCCGAGAGCAGCACCTGCCCATCGGCTGGTGCGATGTCCCCTTGCCACACGTTGACTCGGCAGGTGTAGCAGTTGACCGCGTAGGCCGTTCCTACCGGCGATGGTGCTGTCATTAGGGCCTCCTCACGGCCTCAGCCAAGTCAGCGCGATGTGGACCGTGTGCCCGAAACCTACCTCGGTTGCGAGCGCCCCCCCGTTGTTCTGGAAGGTCCCAGCGAACACCGATGTCCCTGCGGTGACCCGAATGTCTGTGGAGACGTTGAGGGTTCCAGCGGCCCCACCGACCGCACCATCAGACGCCCCGACGAACCTGTTTGCCAGCGTTCCGATCGTTGTCCCGGTAGCCATGAACAAATCCCGCTCACCCGACGTGCCGGTGACGTAGCGCAGACCCGCCGATACCCGCCACAGCCCGGCGCGTCCGAGGGCGAAGTCCGTATTCCCGGTCCCGGAGGCGGTGACGTCGCTACAGGTGGTGACTGCGGTGTTGAACGCCAGTTTCGTGTCCGTGGAGTTCGCGATCGACTGGAATGTTGTCTGTTCGTAGCGCGCCTCGTGGGTGGTTGCTGAGGTGCCACCACCGGTGGCGAGGAAAGCGACCCACGCCGCGCCGTCGTACCGGTACAGCATGTTGTCGGTGGTGTTGAAGATGACCTGACCTGTATACGGTGTTGTCACCGAAGCGGTGCTAGACACCACCATCGGATAAGAATGGGTGTGTGAACTCAACCTGGACAGCAGGGTCGACTCAACGTCGTTCAGGTGCGCGCGATCGTCAGCGACGGTCTTGGTGAGCGTGTCGAAGTTGCGTACATCGGCGGCCATTAAATGAACTCCAATTGGAGGCGTTGCTTCCCGCCGATGTCGACGCTCACGGTCAGCTTCGCGACCCGCTCAGACAACGACTGGAGACCCAGCCCGGCGTCATAGCTGTAACTGATGGTGTCACCAGCGTGGAAGTCACCGATCTGGCAACCAGCCAACGGGACCACCGTCACACCAGGCTGGAACAATTGGGCCGCGCGGGACGCCAGGTAGGCATCCCCAGCACCGTCGAGGGTGGTGGATGCGCTGACCCCGTTGGTGCTGATACCAGCCCATGACCGGCCGTAAGCGGATTGCACCGCACTGGTGGTCCGGGCTGAGTAGATCGTCACATTCCCACCAGACGGGGTGACCGACGACCCCGTGGCCGAGACGTCGGACACCAGATCCCCCGGTGCAACCGACACCGCGATAGACGCGCTGTCAATGTTGCGTTGGTCCACGAACACCGACCCCGACAGGTCCGTGCCCTGCGTCGGGCTGGTCAAGACCAGCTTCCTAGTCGACGGGACCACTTTCAGGTCGAACCCGTTGAGGACCACACCCAGTTCCGTGATCCGCTGCCCCACAATATGCAACTCATTGCGTAGATAGGTCCGGTCTCTGACCACACCCGAAGTCCCGACCGTGGAGGTGTCTATCCCGTAGTTCCCGAACGTTTGGGACTGCCAGTTGTCGACCAGGGTCTTAGCGATCGTGAATTGGTCGGTGGCCGTGAAAACGGTGTCTGCGGTGACACCCATCCGGAAGGTGTAACCGAGTAGCCCCACACAGTTGAGCTGCACCGACTGGCCTTGGATGCTGAGAGTCTGAATTTCCCCAGCCCAGGCCAGAGCGGTATCAGCGTAGATCCACACTTCGCATGGGTTCGCCGCGAGATCCACGAGACGGGCCTTGACACCGGAGGTCAGAGACCGAACCGGGCAACCCAACGTCGCGGTCCCAGGCCGATTCAGTTCCTCAACGTAGGTAATCGATTCGGTGACCAACCTGTTGATGACAGTCAGAAGTGGGCTGGTCGCCGACTGTGGAGTACGGGCGACCAACACCACCTCGAACACGGCCATAGCTCAGTCACCCTCGGCGGGGGCCAGGCGCAGCGCGCGGAGGATGTCTTTCGGGGTGACCCCGGCGGCCTGCGCCAACTTGCTGACGACCATGTCCCGGTGATCCGTTTCGTCTTGCGCTTCTTGCGCCAACCGGTCGACCTCAGCGGCGTTCCGCGCCCTGTGCTCGTGGTCCTTTTCGGTCAAATCCGTGGTGGTCACTTCACCTGTACCGCAATCGATTGTGATTCTGTGCATGACTGTCCCTCCCATTACATGACCCCGAATAGGCTGACGACGGTGCCCGTGACGAAGTTGCCGCCACCGTTGAGGGTCAAGTCGATGCGGTTGATGGCAACGTTGCTGTACCACAAACCGGCCTGGTTGACGACTTTAGTGACCGCGCTCCCGTTGAGGAAGTTGCTTCGAGCCAGGGTGCACTTCCCGTACGAACCCAGATAGTCTGGGATCCAAGCCTCAGCAACCCCCGCGAACGCCCCCTGATTATTGGCGTTCGCGACCCCAATATCCACTCCCGTTGCCGCAACAACCCGAGACGCTGTGACCACCGTGCTGTCCGCGTCGATGTACTGAATGTCGTAATCCGCTGCGGTGTCGGAATTGAACGCGCATCGAACGGACCGCAACGAGGTTTGGTCGCAAACATACCGGCCGACCAGCACCAAATGCTTGTAAGTCGACGGAATACCAGAGAACGAGATAGTGGCGCCGGGGAAACCGGACGTGACTTCGGCCAGCAACGTCTGAGCCGGGGTCGCCCACTTCACCCCAGCGGTTTGGGTCGAGTCCGCTGTGTAGACCTGGTTGTTGCTGCCAACCCCAACCCGCACCGGGGTCGCTGCCGCGCTCGCTGCCAGGGTGTCACCCTTGGTGGTGAACGCGGTCTTCGCGACGGCACTGCCGAGGCCCAGGCTGGTGATAACCGACGACGCGACCCGCTGATCGGAAATGTTCGCGTTGGTGATCGTGGTGACGGTCGGGGCCACCGTGACACGAGCCAGGAGGGCGAACGCGGTCCACGCCGCGTCCGGGCCTGGGTTCGCGCCACCCAACGTCCCGGTCCGCAACCCGATGCGAGGAAGCACACGAGCTGAGGTGTCGTAGGCGTTGTCCTGGACCACCAGGTAAATCTCGTCGGTGCGGGTCTGGGATGCGTCAGCGGCGGTGATGGTGACGTTCTGGGAGGTCACATCGAGCCGGACGATGTAGTTCCCTTGCCCCGTGACTGTCCCCGACAGGACGTAGCAGTCGGTTTTCGCGGTCAACGACCCCACCCGGACTGTCATGTTCGGTGAGGTCTGCGCGGTGACCTGGAACGCGGCGGCAGGGGTGATGTAGCCGGGGTTGTAGAGCGCCCCGTTGAGCCGGAACTCCTCAGCGGTGGTGTCAGTGACAGCGGTGCCGGCATTGTCTGTCCGGGCGCCAAGCGTGGTCGCACTGAACGTGGAGTCGACCAGGGTGGTGGTAGCCATCAGATTCCTCTCAGTCCATCCATGTGTCGCGCCACGTCAGGTTGCAAATGCAGTCCGTTGAGGTGCCAGTGACCTGGAATTTCAGGGTGTTGTTGCCGGGCGAGATGCTGAACGGTGTCCGGGGGACGGTCCAGCTCCCGTACCGGCTGGACCCGCTGAGGTCGATCACGGAGCTGTTGGCCCCGGTGACGAACGCGGTCATGTCGGCCGTGAGGATTTGCCCGGTGGTGACCGTGGTGGAGATAGCGAGGACGGACCCGTTGGTGATGTTGGTCAAGGTCACGCCGGTGCAGGTACCGACCGTGGGGCCATAGAACCGGATCAGTGGGTAAGCCTCGGCGGTCCCGTTGTTGGTGACGGACAGGAGGTTCTGGAGGCCACCAGTGAGGTCGATGGGCCAGTTCGCGACCGGCCAGTCCATGCCACCACCCAGCGTGGCGAACACGGTGGCGTTGGCGGAGTACTGCGTTGAGCTGTAGATGCGTGGGTCAACGGCGCGCAGCACGAGAGGCGGGTGCCCGACCTGGTCGAAGCTGAGGTACTGCTCAACCCGAGTGAGTTGGATAGCGCGGCAGTTCACGAACCGCTCCACCATCCCAGGGCGTTTGAACGTCAACGCCTGATCAGCAGAGCGGGAAGGCAGGAACGCGGCCCTCAGCGCCGCCCAGCGCGCCTCATAGCTGGTGTCCGATGTCTCGCCCAGCGCGACCGTGAACGCGACCGTGCGAGGCGCCACGTAGTCGAGGCCCCGGATCCCACCGCCACCGCGAGGCTGGTCAGAGTCCGAGATCCGAGTGTCGAACCCCTCCAAGCCCTCATGGTGATCGACGTAATACCCGGTGCCGTCACCGAACGTCAGACCGTTGTAGTTGAAGGTGTAATCGGCCAACCCGAGCACCGCCATCAGCCCACCGTCCTCAGTGCCAGGGCCACGAACCGGCCGGTCTCAGCGGGCGATCCCGAGGTCTGGGTGACGTTCACAGTCACCGACTGGCCACCCCCACGCCCAGCTAGCAGCCGGTCGAGTTTCGCTGTCTGGGTGGCGTTCAGGACCCGCTCCGGTGCACCGGTGGAGTTACGGACCAACGACAACCCGGTGGGGAGTAGGCCACCAGCGTCGTAGCCCTTCGGGGGGAGGTTCGGGTTCGCCTGCTGAACGTTGAAGATCGACCCGTACCGGGCCTTGATGTAGTTGATCCCAGCCGCGATGTTCGCCACCGGGTCGGTGATGTTCCACGACGTGCCCGGCTGGTGGTAAGCGTTGAACGTGCCCGGAATGGTCTGCATCAGGCCCTGCGAAGGATGCCCGGCCGCAGCGTTGGAGTCGGTGCGGTTGATCGCATTGGGGTTCCCACCGGACTCCCGGCCGATCAGCACCGACAGCGGGCCAGCCCACGACTCCGGGGTGCCGGTGAGACCCAGGGCCTGCTGGATCCAGTCCTTCACCGCGCCACTGCCCATGAACGGTGCACTGAACGAACCGGCAGCGGCTTGCGCCCCGTCGATCATCGCCTTGATCGCGACCACGGCCTTGTGCCCAAGACTCGCGGCCATGTCCCGGTACGGCTCAGGGATGCCCCCAGCGAGCCCGTCCACGGCCTGGTTCATCAGCCCAGTGGCACCGGCCCCAGCCCACTTCTCGACCTTGGAGACCGCGCTACCGATCCAGTCGATGATGCCGCCCCCGGCCATGAGCTTCGCCCCGAGCGACTGGTAGAGGCTCAGTGCGTTCCCACGGTGCGCGGGGTCGGTGGGGATGACGTACTCCGGGTGGTTCGGGTTTCCCTCCCCCACGATGGCCATAGGCCCGTTGGTGGTGAACCCAGCACCGACCGTCCCACCACCGGCCAGGCCGATGACACCACCACCGGCCAGCCCTGGGATGTGAGGGATCAGCGGGATCAGGAGGAACTTGAGGACCACGTCAGCGCCGTCGACCAGTTTGTTGATCAATCCGATGACTGCGTTGACGCCGGTCCGGAAAGCACCGGTCACGTTGTTCCACACGGTCTGGGCGATTCCCGTGACCCGACCCCATATTGCGTTGAAGTCACCGACTATCCCATTCCAGATCCCACCGAATGTCCCACGGAATGCGTTCATGCCCGGCGTCAGGAAGTTAACAATGGCGTTCCACACGCTTGTGGCGACGTTCTTGATCGCATTCCACCGGTCCGAGAAGAAGCTGCTGATCGCATTCCACACGGCTACGGTGGTGTCGTGGACGCGATTCCACACGCCTATGATGAAGTCACGGACGGGCCCGTAAATGCCCATTATCAGGTCCCGGTGAGCCGCGAACAATCGCGTGAAATACCCTGTGATGGCATCCCACACTGTCGTCGTGACACGAGATACCGCATTCCACACCCCGGTCACAAAATCACGAACATACCCGAACACGTCACCGGCGATACGCTTAATATCACCCCAGTGGGATATTAGCAGTGCGCCCACCACAATCAGCGCGGTAATGGCGAGCCCGATCGGCACAAATGGTGCTATAAGAGCCCAAAGCGCAACGGCCAACGCACCGACCGGCACCAACAAAACCCCACCGATAACAGACGCGGCCACCACCGCAGCGTCCTTGTGCTTGGACAACCAGTTCGCGCCATCAGCCAGCGCACCAGCGAGTTTCGACGCGAACGGAAGTACTTTCTCCCCGATCTCGATGGCGAACGCACCCAGGCCGTCCTTCGCCTCCGCGATCTTCTGGTTGAACGTCCCCTGAATGTCGGCCCACCCACGCACGTGCCCATCAGCCTGAGCGGTCGCCCCCGACACAGCCGCGATGGCCTTAGCTGTCGTGCCGCTGTTCTCACCGGTCAACATCAGGGCCACGTTCAGGCCCGTCGCGCCACCCATCGCCTTCGACATCGCGGCCGTGTACGACTGGTAGACCTCCGCACCGGACTTCGACTGGGTACCGATCCCGTGCATGCTGTCCGCGAGGGTCAGGAACGACTTCGCTTGGGATCGGGTGATCGGGTCAAGGTTCTTGGTCTCAGCGGTGAAGTTCTTCATGGTGATGCTGCCCGCGAGGATCTGCTTACCGATCTCCTGGACCGGTGCCGGCAGGCCCTTGAGGGCGTTCGTCAGGTTCACCACGACCATGGACGACGCCGGGCCCATGTCCTTCTGGATGGCCTGCGAGATCATCTGCACTGTCCCCGACAGGCCACGCTCACCGAGCTTCGCTGACACGTCGGTGGCGCTCAGCCCGAACGCCGCCAGTTCCTTCGCGGCGACCGCGTTGGGCCGTGACAGGCTCTGCACTGCGTTGGCGAGGTCCTGGCTTGCTTGCCGTGCGCTCATTCCGTGGACGGTCATGCTGGCCAGGTCGCCCAGGATGTCGTTCAGGGAGATGTGGTTCGCGCTGGCGATGGGCAGGATCGCCGACATTGACCCGGCCAGCTCCTGAAACGTCATCTTCCCGGATGCCGTGGCCGCGACCAGCTTGGAGGTGACGGTGGCTGCGTCGGCCGCTTTCAGGTGGTAGTCCGTCATCGCTGAGGTGACCGCGTCAGCGACCACGGTCAGGTCAGCGTTTTCTGTTTTCGCGCCCTCAGCGGCAGCTTGGAGGACTTTCAAGCCGTCAGCGCCGTGCTGGCCACCGGACTCGATTTTGTACATGGCGGTGGACAGTTCCTCAGCGGAATACCCGACCGATCCGGCCATGGCGAGGATCCCGTCACGGACCAGCCCGATGTTCGTCCGGGACTCCCCCGCTGAGGTCACAAATCGGTTCGTGCTGGCCTCGAAATCACCGGCCATCTTCACGACCTCGACCGCGCCACCAGCCGCTGCCGCACCGATCGCCAGGAACGCCTTGGAGCCGAGCAGGCCGGTTGCGGACGACTTCGCCCCGACCGCCTCAGCCTCCGCTCCGACACCCTTGATCTGCGTGATCGCGCTGGCGAGCGCGTCGGCCATGAGGTTCCGGGCCGTGATGTCGACGTACGCCTCAGCGATCTTGAAACCACCGGCGGCCATCAGCCCTCACCCCACGACACAAGCTGACTGAGCACAGGATCGGCGGTGATAGCCGCCCTAGTGGGTTCCACCTGCCTCACCTCCGTCCCGTGTTGTCCGTGCTGCTGCGGTGTGTCCTGCTGTTCGGCTACGCGGGCTGCCATGACCCCCTGGTAGGCGAAGACCCGCAACGCCAACGCCAGGAACCGTGGCCCGGTGAGCGTCCCGATGTCATCGACCCGGTAGAACACCCGGAAGTCAGCGTCCAGATCGTCTAGGTGATCAATCACCCACGCTGTTTGTCCTAACCTCTCGGTCCTTTCCCTTTTCCCGCTTCCATCGCCCCCATGATCTTGACGTGGACGACAGCGAACACGGCTTCCAGATCGTCGGGGGTGAGGTCGTCACATTCCATCAACGCGGTGTAAGCCTTCTCGCCGAGGACTTTCTCCGCTGCCCACCCGATCGCTGCGGCGTCACCATTAGTGCGCGCCAACCGCAGATACCCCAGGGTGATGTTCGCGCCGACCCGCGCGGGGATCTGGTACGTGACACCGTCGATGGAGAACAGATCTTCCATCTTCCGGTCGGCCGCCGGGACGGTGGTGATCTGAATGCCCGGAACCAACTCAGAGGCATCATCCGGGGTTGTCGGTGCCTCGATCGCGATGGTCATGCCGTCTGGTCCACAATGTGGAACGGGGTGATCGACGGCGAAACGTAATGCCCAGCGAAGCTGACCGGGATATACACTTCCTTGTCTTTCGCATAGGTGGACTTGATGCTGGTGATGTTCAGGCACTTGCGGAAAATGACCCGGCGACGCCACCCAGCAACACCCGGTGCGTAACCGTCGAGGATCAACGCGACGTAGGTGGGTTGGGTCGCGCTGGTGACGTTCAGCGGGTCCAAAGTCGCGAACCCAGCACCGGTGGCCTGGGTGCCGCCGTTCATCGCGAGGTTCATGTTCGCCAACGTCGGCTCAGCGAGGTTGGTGTCCACCATGATTTCGCGCTGCGTGAGACGCCGGCCCAGGGAATCCACGACCTGGTCGACGGTCAACTCAGTGAACTTCTGGTCGATGGTCAGAGTGGCCCCACCATCGGTGGCACCACAATCGGTCCACGCTGAGGCTTGTGGGGTGGTGTTAACGGCAGCGTCGACGGGTTCAGTCGCACCGAACAGGCCGGTGTAGAGGGTGCCGGGCCCCATGATCAGGTTCGTGGCAGTGACGGACATGGCTTAGCTCGCATTCTCGGTAGTAGCGATGACATCGGCGGGGAGCACCGCGCGCTCCGGTGCGCGTCTCGGCAGGCTGGTGTCCACCAGGAGCCCCTGGCGGGCCAGGTCGGTGTACTCGGCCGCCTCAACGTCCAGCTCGACGTCAGGGCGTTGTGTGGTGCGGACCTTCATCGGAAATCCCTTCGTCGTAGCGGGAACCTCACACCGGCCAGTTCCGGGTGCGCTGTGATCGGCAGTGTCTGGTCGTCGGGGATGCCGGGTGGGATGGGCAGGACCACCGCCCCATCGACCAGGAACTCCAACTCGTCGGGGTTGTCGTGGACCAGGACCCGACCGGAGTAGGTCAGGAAGTCCTGGGATCGGGGCCCGTACAGGCCGTAGCGGGCGGTCACGACAGGTCCACCCAGTTGAACGTCAAGTCGGTGGTGTACCGGGCGTATTCGCCTTGGTCGCCGTAGGCGCGGCGGGGTTCGCTGACCAGGAACACCGAATGGACCCGCGCTGCTGCGTACCCGGTGGGTAGCGTCACTGCCCGCGCTGCGTCGGTGGCGCGGCATCCGACGTCGAGTAGTTCCGCGAGGTAGTTGGCTTGGTACCAGGGTGGTTTCGCGGAGCCCGGTTTCACGGCCCACGTGTCGACGGTGACCACGGGGTTCCGCATGGGCACGTAGATCCCTGGGGAGCCACCAGTGGCCCTCACGGTGAGGAACCCGGTGCTCGCCCACCCGGTGGTGTCCTTCGGCAGTGTCGCGGCGACCATGCCCGCTGACAGGCCCGTGACCCCAGCCAGCCACGCCATGGCCACCAGCTCAGTGTTCGCGCGCAAGGTCATGGCTTCGCCTCCTGCGCGGCCTGCCAGCAGAACCGGCAGTCATCCAGGGCGTTGTGCCAAACCGTGCCGTCGAACCAGAACGTGGGGTGCCAGGGAACGGCGTGCGCCTGGCACTCCCGCTGGGTGGTGACCATCACTCGCCCCGCGTCTTGTAGAGGGCTGGCCGGAAATAGGGCTCGGCGGCCGTGTGGACGGTGCCTTCCTCCACGTACGCCGCGTAGGGCACATCGGAGAACACGACAGCGGAGTCACCCTCAACACGGCTATCAATCGAGTCCCGCAACCGGCCAGACCGGACGGGACACGCGGCTTTCGCGTCGGCCGCTACTTCCTCACCCAGGTGCTTGAGGAGATCACGCGCGTTGGCGTCAACGAACTCCCCGAACCCAGCAGCCATCTTGATGTCCACGCTGCACCACCTCCCCGCCTCTACGGCGTGGTCGTTACGGCACGGATCGACCCCTCTACGGGGTCAGGTGATCCGCTTGAGCTGCAATTTCAGATCCGGGGTGAACCCCGGCTGCCGTTCCTGCGTCACCGCCTCGACCATGTACGTGATCCCGTAGGTGTCGTCCCGGACCTGATCGGTGTCGACCACATCAGTCCCGGCGGGCATCACGCCCTCCACGAACCGCACGATGCGTGGCTCCTGGGTGTTGGGGTCGAACACCGTGCGTGACGTTTCCCGGATCGACGCGGTGATCCCCGACGCGGCAACCGTCCCGTTGTCTTCCGGGTCGCCATAGGAGTCGGTGGTGGTGCCCCGGAGGACAGAAGCTGTGCAGGTCGCGACGACATACATGGTCAGAACCCGCCCCCGTCGTCGTCGTAGTCCATGACCGCCGTGGACAACGGCCCCAGACCATCGGTGAACGGGGTCCGGACATGCAGGCTCCGGGACTTCAACCACGACACCCGGTTCAGTGCCCGGCGAGCCAACGGCGCGAGGGTCAACGCGGCGGGGGTGATCGGCACTGGGCGGCCGGTCGCGGAGATCGCTTCCATCTCCAGCCGGGTGAACATGTCGGGCTGGGATGCCTGCCAGGGGGTCTGGTAGGCCACCGCCCGGCGCATCCACTCGATATCCCGAGTACCGGTATTGGCCAGGGCCAGGCTGTAGATCCGACCTCCGTGCAGCTCGATCGCACCATTGGCCTGATCGACCTGCGCCTGCGTGGCGGTGAACCCAGTCAGGGAGAAGACATCAGCGATCGTCGCCCACGCGGTCTGCGTCATCGCTGATCACTCCCCTTCGATAGTGGGGTGGGTGGTGCGCTGCGCGAAGCGGGGGCCAGCAGAGCGCACCACCCACGTCATCAGGACCGGACCGGTTCGTGGACGACGTCCGACGACGGGGCCACGGTGGTGTGGGCTTCCCGGTCGGTGCTGGCCGGTTCCACATCGACCACGTAGGTGGCCACAGTGGACACAGCGCCCCGCCGGTCAGGTTCGGTCTCCTCGACGTTGGTCAACCGGACCTTCCCCTTGGGGTGCAGGCCACGGTGCAGCGCCTCTTGGAGCACACCCAGCCAGTTCGCTTCGTGCTGCGGGTGGCCTTCGGGGATCTGGCCGCCCATCACGAACACCTTGCGGAAGGTGAGGCCCTTGGACCCATCCGCTGACCGCGCGGCCACTTCCTCCACCCGGTCCCGACGCGGGGTCGGCTCGTCGCCTACCGGCTCCGCGCGCTCGTGGCGGCCCTCAGAGGCCGGTATGACCGTCTCGTCAGCCATATCAGGTGCCCTTGTACTCGTAGATGGAAAATGCATTCTCGGTACCGGGCACGAAACCCCGGCGAGCACGCATCTTCAAGATCGACTCATCCGTGAGCGCACCCAGACCGTTCCGGCCGTCGATGAACACCGACTCCGGGCCCGATCGGACGCCGAGCAGCAGGTACATGGGGTTCCCGATGATCAGCAGCGGGTTCCCGGTGGGCGACTGCGTAGGCACGGCGGACGTCTTCGCACCCAGGGTCCACTTGACCGGGTAGCCGAAAACGGTGTCGACCACGCCGCCCTGGCCGCCACCGGGGACACCAGTGCTGCCCTCTTGGAAGATCGGCCGGTTCTGCGAGTCCTTCACACCACGGAAAATGGCCTTAAACTTCGGGTGCGCCATGATGAGCGTGTCGGACTCGCTAAAGAAGTCGCCCGCTTCGTAGAGCCCCGACACCACGGACAGGTCAGTGTAAATAGCCCCAGCCGCAGGGGCGCCGGTCGCGCTGGCGGTGATGTTCGTGTTCGCGGTGTAGCCAGTGGCCGCGTCGGTCTGCGTCAGCAAGTAGTACAGGGAATCGAACGCGCAACCACTGGTGCCCTTCGCGGCAGTGACCGCCAGGCACGCATTGTCCAAGGTCTTCGCGTAACTGGTGGCCCAGTCGTTCTGCTTCGCGGACACAACGTCGGCCAGCGAGTCGTTGATGTCCTCTTCCGCGATGCGGATGGCCTGACCGAACTTCTGCTCACGCAGAACGGCCTCATCGTTGGTACTGGTGTCCTCGGAGTAGGTGCCGCCCTTAGCGACCATCCCGACACTCACACCACCAGAACGCGGGGTGCTGCGGGTCTGGGTTTGCATCGGGATCCGCTGGGCGTAAGCCTCAAGCGCGGAAACCTGGTGGACCCGCTGGAGAACGGTAGAACCGAACTGTTCCGGGATCCATGCCTCATAGGTATTACGTGCCACGGTGGTATGCCCTTCAAGGGACCAAACGGGATGGGGGACTGCCGTCGCGACCCCATCCGGGTCCGCTGGGCTATACGGCCACCTGGCCGACTAACCGCAATACGTTGAAACGACTATACGCCCGTACCAGCCTGTTCTAGCTTGGACACCCGCTCGCTGAGGGCCGCGATACCCGCGTCGAGGCGCGCGCCCCACTCCCGGCCCTCAGCTAGCAGCTCCTGCACATCCCGCGCCATATGCCCGTGCAGCAGTTCACCGAAATGATCCAGCCTGGCGATGACCAGCATCATCTGTTGGCAGACGGTCGCGAGTTGAGCAGCCGCGTCAGCAGCTTGGGTCATCCTGAACCACCGAACGCCTGCGCCGCGATCAGGTCCGCTGACCGTTTCGGTTGCCCACCAGTGCCGGGCCGGTCCCCGGTGTTGAGGCGACCCGGTCGCTTCTCCACCGGGGTGAACAGCTCCGGGTAGTTCGTCTTCACCGACGCGACTTGCTCAGCCAGGCCGGTCACTTCGCCCGCGTCGTCAACGTCGAGGGAATCCAAATCGAGCATCCGAACCAGCTTCGCGACCCGGTCCGCTGTCACACCCTGTAGACCGGCCTCGATGAACGCCGCGCGGGCGGCTGAGCGCACTGCTACGGGCTTGAAACGCTTTTCCGCTGCCTCCGCAGCCTCGCGCGTTGCCTTGCCCGCGTCGTCCTCTGTGGCCTTACGGGCGGCCACCAACTCCTCACGCCGGGTCTTGGCCTCACCGTTGGCCTTGGCCAGCGCGGCCTGGGTGCGTTTCCACTCGTCTTCGGTGGGTGGTGTCCACGGTGGAGGGTCGGCCGGTGCCGGATTGCCCGCCGGTGGGTTGGCCGGAGGATTCGCCGGCGGATTGGTTGGATCTTGCTCAGCCACGCTGGCCCCATTTCATTGACTGTTGAAATCTTACGCTGAGTTAGCGACCGGAACCCGCCGGTACCGATGGTGGCGGTTCGGGTGTCGGCATTTCACCGGCCGGACCGAACCACTTAGCGACCTGCTCATCCGAGTAACCGGCCTCGAGGAACGCCTGGTCCTTCGGGACACCACACGCGATCTTCGCGGCCACGGTCTGCCACCCCTCAAGGTCGTTCACGGTCTGCGCGGGTATCCACCGCACCGTCACATCAGCGTTCGGGAACCCGGCCACCAGCAGAGCGAACGTGAACGTCTCCCGCGCGGTGTCACCGTAGGAAAGCTGACGGTCCTCCACCTTGTGCACGAACGGGGCCTCAGCGGTCCGCAGGGACTCACCGGAGGGCGCGTCGCCGGTCGGGTCGACCCGGTGCAGTGGGGTGTTCGTGATCTCCGAACCGGCCCGTAGGTAGGTCAGCATCGGTTCGGTGAAGTTCCCATGGTCAGCGGTGTCGAACTGGCCGACGCCTTTCACACCGCGCATGTACCACAAGCTGCCGGGGTCGGCGGTCAGCTCCGACCGGCCCTCCCCCAGCGGCGGCACAGTGTCACCAGTGGTGGTGTTAGCGAACGCGAACGTGTCCTCGTCCTCAGCCGCTGCCTCCGAGGTATCCGAATCGGCCTCCACCATCGCCCACCGCTGCGGGAACGCCTGATAATCCACCCCGGCCATATGGGACGACACCAGCTTGTGGATGGCGTCCTGCGGGCCGTAGAACCCCTTGTGTTCCGGAACCCCGTAGGGCTGGTCGTTGCGGAAGTGGAACACCGGGATCTGACCGAACGGGTTGTCCACCGGCCACACACCGTCGTCGTCGGTGAACTCGGTCCAGTCGCCGGCCTTGTTGCCCTTCGCCCCGGCCTTCGTGATCCACCGTTCGACCCGGTCCGGGTAGTAGACGTCCGCGCGGTAAGTCTTATCGGCGAGCTGCCACCGCTTCACCGCATAGGACTTCCGCAGTGGGTTCTCCACGTCGTAGAACATGCGAACGCACTGCGGGCTGTTGTAGTGGATGTCCACACCGTCGTCGTCGGGGTTGGGCCACACGATCACGTAGGCGTCCCCGAACTCACAGGCCCGGCGGATCCACTGTCTGGACTGGAGTGCGATCTTGTTCCGCAGCCAGA